CCTCTTTCCAGCAAAGCCACGGTCGTGCCCACTGCTGCTTGCTGATTCCCATCCCCTACTTGCATGTCCGCTATCGAAGCAAAGCGCTGACCTGCTTGAACCACGACCCCCATTAATGCTAATAAAGTTTGTGAAGGTTCCTTGTATGGTAAAGTCATAAATGCATCTCTTAAATTTCCTCCAGGCGCATCTACATCTCTCCATTCACCAGGTTGAATAGATTGAGCATCATCTCTAATTCTAATTCCTCGTTGTTTGAATCCTGCAGGTAAATTAGATAATGTTCCTGCATCTAATAATTGTCTTAATGCTTGAGTTGCAGTTCTTGATAAACCGCCAATCATTTGAATTAAACCATTACCATAGAAACCAAATCCCGGTAAAAATTTAAAGTGTACAAAATATTGTATTTTTTGTTTTTTAGGATCAGTTTCAGAAAAATTACGTCTAATAGATAAAACTTCTCTAGATCCTTCTTCAATAGTTACAATGTATGGTAATTTAATTCCTGTGGGCTCACCATTTGAATCTTTATCTTCAAAACCTTCTAAATCTAAATTAACATGACATTCTAATAATGTGAAAACATCTTCAGTCTGACCGCTCATAGTCACACCTTCCAATTGTCTTTCTTTAGATCTAACATCATCATCTTGAGTCAATTCATCGGAAGCTTTTAATTCTATATCTCTGTAAAAACCTGCAACTTGTTGTTTTCTTAATTCGTTTTCTGAAATTTTAATAACATGAATAACTGAATCTGCTTCTTCTAAACTGTTTGCTGTGTATGGAACAATAATATCTTGAGCTTGAATAAATTTAGAAACAGCTCTTCCTAATAATTCATCATAATAAACTTTTTTAAATGTAGATCCTGATAATGGTAAATAAAATAACATTTGATCAAATTCTGTTTCATATTCTTTCATGACATCCATCATTTGATAGTTCATAAATTCAGCAACTCGTTCTGCTTGATCTTCTATTTCAGGAGTTGTTGCACCTATGACCTGAGTTCTAACTGGTCCTTCTGGTGGTAATAATTCTTTGTAAGCTAAAGCTTGAAATTGTGTAACTGCTTCTGCAAGTACTGGATGAGTTGCACTTGATGCACCTTGAAATGGTTCTGTTCTTGATTCGTATTTAAATCCTAATAAATCTAATCCTTGAGTATAAGCTTTTTCCCAATCCGCTCTTGAATCTTTGTAAGATTGTGCATCTTGATAAAGTTCAGATCCTAATCTATTTAAAACTGTCTCTTCAATGACTTCAGCAAGATTTGCATTAAATTCTGTTTCACCTGATAAATCTTTTGTTGGATCAAAATTAATATCCACACTACCATCTTCGTTTTCAGTAACTTCAGTTGGAGATGTTTTTATCTCTTCTGTTTCACTAATAACAAGATCTGTCTCCTGTTCAGGAGTTAAAGGTCTACTTATTGTTGGAATAGGTTTTTCTATTTCTGCCATTTGTTATTTTCTCCGATTTCACTGTTCTAACAGTATTATAACTAATATTCAAGCCCTGAGGATTAGGTCCACGTAATGGAGGTATTGTTCTAGTTAATCTTTTAATTTTATTCTTCATATTCCCACCAATCAGGAGTTTCAGGATCGGGATATCTGTTTACAATATCTTCATAAGGATTTTCTTCTATAAATTTTCTTGCTCCAGCTCTTTCTTCAACTCTTTTTGGATGTATTCTTTTCCCAGTTGCAATTTTTTCAACTTTTTCAAGATCACTTATTGCATCTTTAACAGACATACTTTCATATTCTAATTCCCATTCCCCAGGTTCATATGCAGGACGAGGTCTAGTTTCCATTACACTAAATTCTCCTGGATAATTGATAGCTTTACCTGTTTCTAAATCTATATCTGATTTAGGAGGTTTATAATGTAAATCAAATGGAGCCTCAAATGCACCACCATAAACATTTGCTTCAATGTGAATTGTACCATCTGGATATTGAGTCATTGTAATTATTTCTGGTTCTTTTTTACCTGGAACAGGTACTTCTATTTTTTTAATTGTTCTTATATCTTCAACTCTTGTTGCTTTAGGAGATATGTCAACTCCTTCCTTCTCGATTTTAGCTACCAGTGAAGGGAACCATTCAGGCATGTCTGCAACTTTTGGTAAAACTTTTGCAGCAACTTTTGTTCCTTTTAAAGTTGCTTTTTCACCTTTCATTAAACCTTTAACTAATGGTGTTGCAGCAATAGCACCTAATAATCCTAAAAATCCTCTTCTTCCCATTTTAGGTCCACCACCTTCTTTTAATCCAATTCTTCCACCATCTGCAGCGGATACTTTATAATAATCTGGTAATTCTTCTTGTGGCTGTGTTTCTGGTTCTTGTGGAAGAAGATTTTTTCTTTTTAATATATTTTGAACATCTTCTGGTTCTCTTATGGCTGAAGATGATTCTTCAACAATATCTTTTAAAGAAGATTTTTTTTGCTCTTCTGATCTTGTAAGAAGTGCTCTTTCAGCGTTTTTATCTACAAAATATTTTGCTGCTTTAAAATAATCTTCTTCATACTTACTTAAATCTTTAGGAGAATATACATTTTTTTCTAAATAATCTGATGATGGTTTAATTTTATTTTCTAATCTTCTTATCTGTTGTACGTAATCAAGATTTTTTGGATCTCTTTTATACATTTCATCTAACATATTAAGTTTTTGTCCATATTCTTCATTTTCAATATAATTTTTTTTAAGCTCTACATATTTTTTAACTGAATTTGGATCTACTCCAGCTTCTTTTGCTAACTTAATAATATCCTCATCTCTTGATCCAACATCAAAACCTAAAAGTGCAGGTACTTGACCAAATATAGATTGTCTTAAAGCTTGTTTATAATCTCCTTCTAAAAGATAAGGTGCAGCAAATGCTGTTTCTACTGCGGCGCCTAATCCAACACCAATTGGTCCAGATCCAATAGAAACTAATTCTGTCAAACCTTTTCCTGTAAATTTAATTCCACTTCCTGCTTTACTTAAAAGATTTTTAAGAAGCATTCCTTCTTCTCCAGATTCTGCTATAGCTCTTGCTGCTACGTTTAATTGTGGTTTTGTTAAGTTACCTTCTTCTAATGCTTTTAAACCTTTATTAAAACAATCTGAACCATCGGAAAAATTAACTCTTCCACCTATTGCATAAGTTGGACATCCTATTGAACCTATAAATTGAGCTATTTTTTTAGGTGGTATATATTCAGAAGTATTTGATAATTTTGGTAAATTTAAATTTTCTAATGTTTTTTCTATATTAGGTAATCTTCCTGTTTTACTATCAATTGCCGGTAATGTTTTTGCTCCAATATAAGTACCATCTGGAATTTGTACTCTGTATCCTACAGAATCTAAATAATCATTTATTGTTTGTTTTTTTAAATCGTATTTTGAATCATCTTTAGTTCTTTCAAAAAAAGTTTCTATTTGTTTTATAAAACCTTGATTAAATTTTGAAGGACCTATATTTCTATTAACTGGGTATTCAATATTTCTTTTTTCTCCTTTTACTGCGGATGTATGAAATACATCAAAAAGTTTTCCTTCTTTTGCAAGATTTATATATTCACCTGAAGTTTTATATCTTGGAGTAAAATCTAAATCACCTTCTTTAGTTAAACTTACATCAATTAAAGATTTTAATTTTTCATTTTTTAAAAGTTCTTTGGGATTATTTTTAAAATAATTATTTAAAAGTTTTTTTTGGCTTTCTTGTCTTTTTAAAATATTTTTTTCTACATCAGATAAATATTTTCTTGATTCTTCTTTTCTTTCTAATCTTCTTAAATAACTTTCTTCAGTTGAACCTTTTGGATATTTTAATCCATATTCATTTTTAAATCTTGCATTTAATCTTTCTACTCTAGCTATATTTGTAGGATTATCACTTCCAAAATATTTTATAGCTAAATCTGAATTAGAAACACCTGCATCTGTTGCTTTAAAAGAACCCGAAGGATATTTAAATTTTATTTTTAAATCTTTTACATAATCATCTTTTATTTTAGATATACTTTCTTCTACTCGTTTTGCTTTTTCTATATTTACTTTTTTTATATTAATACTTGAACCTTGAGGTCCAGCTAATTTTAATTTATTAGAAAATTCTCTAGTAACAATTTTTTTTATTGTTTCTCTGTCTACATCAAATTCTTTTTGTAAAGAACTTGCTAAAATAATTTCGTCTTTTGGTAAACTTTTTAAATACTGTCTTAAATTATTTAATTTTTTTTCGTCTATTTTATATCTACCTATTAATTTAGAAGGACTTCCTGATGCATATTCCTGTCGCTCGACACTCCCTCCGTCAGCAAGTTCTAATTGTTCATAAGGTTGGTTTTGTATTCTTTTTGGAGATATAATAGGCATGTCATTTGGAAATTCTTTGTAGACACTAGACTCTCGTTGCGTGTTGCTATCATCTAGAATATCAGGTTCAGTTCCTGTGTATAACGGGACAATAAAATCGCGTCGCAAGTAACGGGGGTTTGCTTTGAAGTTTAAATACTTTTTATATTTTTCAATTTCGCTCATTATAACAATCCAGCGATTCCGCCATTAGCATTTGGTTCTCTTCCTTTAATATCAAAATCTTCTAACATATTTTTATTGTTAATATCGTCGACTATTTTTTGAATTTTTTTAAATCCTTCAGGATCATTTTCTTTTGCAAAATTTGTAAAAGCTTCTGCAGTTTTGGGATCTGATATATTAAATTCAGTTCCTGGTGGTACGAGTCTATTTGGAGGTGATATTTTAGGTAATCTATTAACAGATGTTATATAATCAAAAGCTTCTTCATAAAGTTCTTGTTGTATATCTCCTGACAAATCATCAAAAACTTTTCCGTATTTTTGTTCTGCCATAACATTTGCTAATTCACTAGCTGCTGTTTTAGGAGTATTATAGTTTGGAAATATTTCATCAGCTGCTTTTGCTGCTATTCCATATCTTTTTTGTACTTCTTCAAATGTAGTAGCAGATTTAACAGGTTCTACATTAACTTTTCCTGTTTTAATAAAATCCAATGTTTGTTGTTTTCTAGGTCCATATAAACCTTTTCTTAATTTTTCAAATATATCATAATCTAATCCTTGTTCCTCTGCTTTAAGTATTAATCTATTTTCTGTATCTAAAGTTTTTCTTCTATAATCAAGGTTTTTATTTTTTTTTCTAGGATCTAATGAATTAATAAATTCTAAATGCAAATCGTTATATTTTCTTTGCCCTTCTAATGTTATTATTGGAGTAGTAGCTAATTCATCTATTTCTTTTTCTATATCCTCTGTTGTTCTTATAATAGGTTGTTTTGTTTTTGTAATTGATCTTTCATCTACAATATCAGGTTCAGGATCCATAACAGTTGTGCCTGTTGGTTCTTCTGCTCTACGAATTGGTTTTTTAGGAATTGTTATTTCTCCAGTTTTTGGA